AGCCCTCACGTGGCTTACCACGATTAGCAAAGTAGCGATGCTCTTGCGATCGATACATATCTGCTGGATTAAAGTCCAACAAATTAAATCTGCAATGATCTAACCAGGCATCGAGATCGTCGAAGATTTTAGTTACCTCAGGCTTCATTAGAAGAGTTTTTTGAATATATGTAGGTTGTGCCATGTTTAATTAATATTTGATAAATGAACCATTTTCTCTATCTTCAGAGACCTCAATCCAAACCTCACGGTTGGGATACTTTTGTGAAATTTGAGCGTATAAATCATCACTCATCATTTCGCAACTTTTGTAATCTAAACTTAGTGTAGCATCTGTATAAAGATTCTCTAACCAACGTTTAAATTGAATAAATTCCACGTCACGATCATTATGTGTAATACCTAACCATACTTTAAAATGAAATATATGCCGATGTTTGTTAGCTAAAAAACTAACATCATATTCATCGCCTGTTGCTAGGTTAGGGTCTGTAGCTGCCGCTGGGTAGCAATGAACACCTTCTTTTTGTAAAGTAACCCATATCATTTTATTAGGGCGTATGTCTTGTTTAACAATCATTTCTTAGGAGCATCTGTATCTTCAGACAGATTGTCTTTCATCATGTTATAAATTTCCCACAATTTCCAATCAATGCTTTCAAGCACTTTGAATAGTTTTTCTTCTGTGGTTTGTTGTACTGCTTGTTTTGTTATTTTTGAGTTAATCATTTTAGAACCTCGTCATTTTTGTAGTTGCGCCATGGGGTAAAATATTTACGCTGAGTTATGGCACCCATTGGCACCGACCATACACCAGGATTCGTTGCTTTAAAATTTTTGTCATCAATTTTAAGCATCGTATTATAGTTCCATAATTTTAAATATGGAATAGGAATCCGTATTTGTGGAATAAAATTGTCGTTATCATTTAATCCAGTTTCTAGAAACTCTTCTGCTAGATTAATTGGAATATCAAGACTACATAGATATTCTTTTTTTAGAAAAAATTCAATCATCGACTCCCAACTTCTCCACTCATCGTGATCTGTAGGATTAAAACTGTGATTGGCACCAAAAAAGATATGCTCACAACCTTGCAAGTTTGTTGCAATATTGTCAACAGTTTGTAGACCTGTCACAAACAATGTTTTCATGCCGAATGCAGATGTATGTTCAACTTCTACGCCTGTGAAAAATTGAACATTATCTTGTTCACCTAAAGTATAATCTCGTTTCATAACAATATTATAGCAGATAATGTAATACTGTACAACATGTTATTTTGCCAATTTTTTAGATTTTGCATTTCTTTTGGTATTTTAAATAGCGTCATTGCTGTTTAACAACTCTTCGCTAAGTGCTCTTAGTTTTTCATCTTCTGGATTTTCTAAATCTATTTCAGATGGGTTAGTAATATCCTCAACAATCATTAATTTATTATAAGTAGTTTCTTTTGGTCCACCCTGTAGCCTTGAACCTTCTAAGCTACGTAAAAAAGGACTTGCTTGAGTAATCATTTCAAATGCTTCGTCTTTAGTTTTAGTATTAAACAGGTCTTCTACAAAACTGCTAAAATATAAAATATTACGTGGTACCCAATCTGAATATTCATCACTCATATCTTGAGTTTTAACTTTCTTCCAATGTTTCCATGAAAGAATGTCCTTGACCTTGGCAATTTCAATGTCCATCAATTGCTGAGAACGTTGCACGGCCACAATGTGACAAAATACATTATGTCCCATCATAAGAGCATAGGCAAAACTATCCCAACTTGTTTTGTTTGGAATCCTGCCTAGCTTGTTAAGACGAGGAACAACATTGTAATGGCTAGGTAGTAAGTGATCAAATTTAACTTGTTTGCCCTTGGCATCTACTCCTAATTCTGCATCAGTTTTTCTTTCGCCTAAGTTATAATAGGCAATATCTTCCATGGTCAATCTTCTGCCAATTTCTGACTCGAATGGGAATGGTATGTTGCTTCCTGCAAGGGCTTTGTTATCTGGGGCTTTGTCCATAATAACACTCCACCTTTTTGGTGTGTGGACTGCGTTTGTGTATACGAGTCCATGCGCTGTTGCAATAAACGGTGAGGCGCAGTCAAAAGATATGGTAAGCTCTTCATTAATATGTTTCCTAATTTGTCGTTGAATCAAAGTTAAGTAACAACTCCAGTCGAGTTGTGCTGTACCCAAAAAATGGATCCAGTTTTTGCCCTTCAGCAAACCTTCTTCTCTAAGTGTCATTAGACGTTTAAGAGCAATATCCATTTTACACATATTAGCACCGCCAAAAGCCCAACCTTCAGCTTCTTTGCCAGCATATGGACCAGTAGGGTCACTAAATTCTTTTACACCATTATACCATTTTTCAGCAGTATCCCAATCACTGCCTTGCAACACGTTAAGCCATTTAGTTGAACCCATACGATTATTTAAAAAGTATGCGTTATTGAATCTTGTTTTTTCCAAACAATCATCAAATGTTTTCAACCCTGTCTTTGGACTATGAATATGATCACATGCCCATGTAGGAACGTCAAGCATCATTGACCAATCAGCAGTGACTTCTAACCATTCTAGAATGCTTTTACGAACGGCATTAGCTTTTGGGCCTTCAAAGTCTAACCAATCAAACTTAAGAACACCTTTACCAATCTGATAGCCACCCGAATCACCTAATATCATTGTCTTAGAACGGTCACGGTCTTGAATCATTGATTCTTGTACTAGACTCTTTTCTATATCTAACTGAGCGTGACCAGCAGAGTAAAGACCGTACTTGTAAGTAAAGTATCCTTCTTCGTCATTAAGAAAATTCATACCTTCGATACCGCGATCAAACCCTTTAGGGATACGATCATCAGGAATAAATTTTTCTAATCGTTGTTTGGCAATATAGGTGCTATAAAAACTACTAATAGCAGGCAAAAAGACTGCATAGTCTTTTTGTAGCGGAGATAAATTAACTGGCGGATTTATCATTATGTTCGAGCAAGAATGATATATTTGTAAGTTGCTAAGCCGCTATCTAAAACAATTTGTACAGCGCCTTCGTTTGACAAGCTCATTTTAGTATTATTAACATCGGCAATTTTTAAGATACTTAATACTGGTAACACAGGCCATGTCCATGACTTGTTCAAAGTACCAACCACGTCAGTTGCAAAAATAAATTCACCACTATGACTACCTTGGTCGCCGAAAGTAAATTTCAGTTTGTTGCCATCAGTTTTAGCTAAGAATGTATCATGCTCACTGTTTGCTTGAGCTTGGAATTGAAAACGTTGAATAGCACTAACTGACGGAGTAATTTCTACATCCCATTTAACACCACGGAAAGTTGTAGTTTTAATTTTTTCATTAATGATTTCTGTATTCATGAAACCGTATGTATTTTTAAAATCACCTTCCTTATTTTCAAAATGCAAACCTGTAGGAGTAGTTTCGTTATTACGTGTAGTAGTTAGCAACGAAATAATGGCATCTTCCTTATATTCAGGACATTCTAAATTATATTTCAATTTGTTTAATTGTGGCATACCAAATACACCAATCATTTCCGGCTGTGGATTTGTAGTTTCTCCAAACATAACCACTGTTCGGTCGTCTGCCATTGAATCAATTTTTGTAGATTCGTCTGTTCCTGTAATTTTTACAATGTTTAGGAAACCGAGGTTGTGAGTATGGCTGACGATGTCTTGTAAGATGTCTTTCATAGTATAGTCCTTTTGTTAAGTATATTTAGATTTAGGTATAATGTCAAGAAATATTTTAGTCAAAGCTGAATAATTTGCCAAACGTATTATCTTCTGTAGTAGAGTCCAGATCCCACTCTAAAACTCCAATTAAATTGGCAAGTTTATTATTAATAATTGTAGCTTCCATTTCACTGTGATCAAATGGCAGGTCTTGAAACCATTTAGGTAAACGTAATTCATCAACTGGATATGCAATACTTGTAAATCCAAGTGGGTTAGTTTTAACTTTGCATACAATGACTTTCATACCATCAACAATTTGTTGACTGTATTTGTCGCCATTCATACGTTTAAGCGTATTCCAATTAATACTAGCACGTACATGCCCTGGCATATTAGTCTTACCTGCTTTACGCTCTTTTTCTTGATACTCCGCAATGTTATTAGCACGTTTAGGACTGCCTTTTTCCCAACCGGGTCTAGCTTTAAACTCAGTACGGAATTCTCCAATACGCTCTAATATTTCTTTTTCTTGAGAACCATTCAATACTTTGGTTAGAATTTCTTCAAGGAACTTTTGCATAAATTCTGGGGTATCGCTGCGTTTAAGATCCAACCCCATGGCTTTAATTTTACCTGTCTTATCCTCAGTATCATATCTTTTGTCATCTTTGTCATAGTACAATATAGCGTATCGCTTCTTAGTCATAAAGATGCCTTTGATAGCAACGAATTCACGCCCTGCTTTAATAACTTCCCCACGTGACTTTGGACAGTGGAATGCATCTAACATAAACTGTGGAAATGTAGCATTAACATTATCTGCAACTGTATTATACAATTGAATAACAATATTTTTATCCCAGGGAATAAGTTTCTTTTGAATATCAATCTTTAATGTATTATACGCTGAAAAATAACAAGAGTCTGTATCACCATAGATAATTGCTTTACCTACATGATCATTAGTGCCTGTAATAATCTCATTTACTTTTCCTGCCATATGTTTAGCAATAGCACGGCCAGTAAGTGTAGTACTTTGTCCAATCCGTTTGTCAAAGAATCTACAACCTGGATTAAGAATAGCACCGTACAAACTATTCAAATTAATCTTCTTAACTAGTTGTCGTTTGTCCCAATATTCTTCTTCAACCTTATTGCCGGCATCTATTGCGGCTTTAAGTTTTTTTTGCATATTTTTCCGTTCGGAATACCAACGTTTTAGTAGTCCGGGAATAATACCTTCTTGCTCATAGGTAAAAATAGTACCATTAGCACTAAGCATCCACGGTTGATTGCTTTCGTAAATGATTCGATACACCTCTGCGGCGCTTAATATATCTGTATTGCCGTTTTCCCAATCAATAGTAATTTCAAATGCTTTGTCTTGGCGCATTACTGCTTCGTATTCTAAACTACCAAACATACCTTCCCACGCTGCTGCAAATGATTTCTTTTCCACTAACATTTGTTTACTAATAAATTGGTCAGTTGCATCTTGTTGTAGTTGACCTATGATAGTTTCTGGTCCCATATTCAATGCGCGAATTGCACTTGGATATAGACTGTTAATGTCCATACTACCTATCCAGTCATGCAATCCTTTTTTAGGATATGCTACATATGCGCCGGCAGCTTGATTAGCAGCATTTTCATCACGTTGATTTCTAGATGGAACAATTAGTCCCCTATGATGGGCTTCATTAACAATGGCTTGTTCAGTAACTGCTACGGCACCCATTGTTGTTTGTAGCAACACAGTACACTCGTGTGCAAGAGTGTTTGTTAAATCTAAGAATTTTAATTTCTTATCTAGCTTATCTAACAGAGCAGTATCTTGTCTGTTGTATTCGATAAATTTACGGAAGTCATTATTGTATAATTGATCAAGTGTGCCTTCGTATACAGTTTTACTTTCGCCTAGTTCGTATTCAGCAATTGCATCTAGTCGGTAACTATGACGTTCTTCGTAGGTATATTTGCGGTACAATTCGAGACTGTCCAAATGAACGCGACCAATAAGATCATAAGTAACAGCCTGTTTCCCGTATTTCTCATATTCTCTTTTCTTTGGAAATTGATCCCACAAACAAAATCTGCGGGTATCTTCTTTGCTTAATACCTTTGTAACACGATTAACTGTGTAAGGAATATCAAACCCTTCTGAATTCCAACCACTTAACACATCTGCGTCATCGATCAAATTTAGAAATGCATCCAACATTTCTGCTTCAGTTTCAAATAGATATGTATTTGGAAAATCGTTAATCTGTTCAGTTGCCGCGTCCATGGTTAGTGTCTTTGGAGGAACAGCAAAACATACCAATGTATTTAACCATTGTAAATGTATTGATATTGAGGTGATTGGCATGAAAGCATTTTCCGGTGTACTATAACCTCTTTCGGGGTCAAAATCCACCTCGATGTCAAAGAATGCTACATTTAATGTAGGAGCATCTTTGCCTAGATAGTTATCTTCTAGATTACGGAATACAGGCTTGATGTCGCTTTCAAATAATCTACGATCACTATGTATGCGTAATTCTTTCTGAAATTCTTTATTAGTTTTGCAAGTTACTTTACTAAGTGATTCTCCGTAAATTGATTTGTACTTGCCTTTTGAATCCAGGTGATAAAAAACATATCTAGCTGGGTATTCTTGATATATTCTACCCTTTTTTGGATCGCGTTCGACAACTTTGATAATATCTTTGTCGCGGTCCCATATTGCATCAACATATGACATATTCTTTCTCCTTGTGACTTAATGGCTCACTGACCCTTGTATAATCAATTATGGCTGATTCAACCTTACTCATAAATTATTTAGCATTCTAATTAGTCCCACGGAATCTATTGTTACAAGTAGCATGTAGTTAGCCAACATGCCAAAAGATTTCCGAGTCCAAGCAGCCCAAGCATAGAGACCGCAACCGATGATCCATATAGGGTAAAGAGCAAGTAGGGGCGGGCTGGGGACTGTGAGAGCCATGGTAATAGAACACCCAATGCTAATGCCCCAAGCAACAAGCTCAATGCAGAAACGAACGCGATTAGTGCGGTAATCATCTTTGATCCATTTCAGTGTTGATTTAAATATTTCAATCATTTATCCTCACGACGGAAACTGTGACCACTGATATCAACAATAGTTTCAAGATCATCAAACTCACGGAACACTTGATCCCATGTATCTTTCTGTGCAATTTTAATTGCCTTCTTAATAACACTGGGCTTGATTTCCAATTCCTCCGCCACAGCTTTGATGGTTTCGTTGAGACCTTCAGTTAGGTCTTGAATTTCCTGCATTACCGTCATTCCCTCTGCAACGATTTGTTTAATTTTGGCCTGCTCTGGGGCTCCGAACGCTTTACTCATAAAAAATCTCCTTGTTAGTTAGTATACGCTATACAAGGAGCAGTGTCAATGTTTATTTTACAAACGGGCGTCTATGATATTCCAATTGATAATTTTCCACTGATTATTTAAGTAACCTTTCTTGTCCGCTTGGTAATCTAAACTCCAAGAGTGCTCCCACCAATCTATTAATAGTATAATATCGTTTTTAATTTGGTGATTGACAATGGTTTTAATTTCCCCATTACGAGCAAGATACACCCAACCACTACCTTGTATGCCCATGGCAGTTTTTTCAAACTTTTCTTTAAACTTATCAAAACTTTTAAAATGCTGATTGATAAATTCTAGAGATTTACCAGTTGGCTCATTTGATCCCTTTGGCGGTTGCATTTGTGGAAAATATATACTGTGTAAAAAAGCACCAGCTTCATTAAAGTCTGGATCACCTTCTCCAGCATTGAACCTATCTACGTAGGCTTTGTATAACTTACCATAATGATAATCTATTGCTTTTTTACTTAGACTACGACCCAGGCCGTCGCGAGCATAGGGCAAGGCCACCTGCTCTAATTTTTTAATCGCTCTACCTTCTTGTAGTTGTTTTATAAAGTTATACATGGATATATTTATCGGTAAATATCTTGTCAAGTGGTTAACGGGGCATCCGAGGACCCCTAACTATGAGCTTTCCCTGTTTTTTCGTAGTACAGCCAATGTGGCTTAAAGGTAAATCGGCACTTGATTTTATTTCTTCTTAGCTCTGCCAGCTTTCATGTTGGCAAGCCAGTGAGCTAGTTGCCCTTTACGTCCGCCTTGTTTAGCAGTCTTACGCAGTGAGCTTACACTGGCCATGGTATTGATGCCATGTCGCTTGCTGTCGCCTTTGTCTTCTGGATGACGTCCATCTGCAAAGTTTTCATTTGTATTTTT